AGTGGTTGCGACTTATTACAATAACACAAGCAAAGGCTAATCGCTAACAAAAGTATACAGAATATTTTTTTCTTAATCACCCGGGGACGGGGTTCAATTAATTTCATTTCAAGAATATACGTTAATAAAATTAGATTTGCAAGAGCTTAAACACTATAAAAAATGAACTTTTAGTATGTCTTGAACTATCAAAAAACAAGGAGATAAGTAACAAATTAGTAACTAAATTAAAGTTACTAATCAAGCGTTATATTTTTTCTTGCGCAACTCAACCAAATGACACTTATTGCAAAGACTCTCCAAGTACGCATGATCATAAGGCGACAGTCCGCGAGCAATCAAATCTTCAACAGGCGGATTATGGTGTACCATCTGCGCAGGGACAATGAGTCCGTTGGCCTTACAGCGCCGACAGAGAGGCTCTTGTTGCCGATGCTGCTTGCTCGTTTCCGTCCACTTGCGGGACGAATAAAATTTCTTTTGTTCCGATGTTTTTTTACTATTGAGAGTCTCAAAGGCAGGCGTAGGCACCGTTTTATGTTTATCGCAATAACCACCGCCCTGCACAAGAGCAGTGCATCCTGTATAACGACAGGGAGCAAGGGGGCGGTTAGGCATATGGATGGTTTACTATAGAGAATGTTGCCGAGGCCCTAACTACGCCAGGAAGTTCAAGTGAGCCAATACTTGCACTGATGCCTACTAATACCACACCACGTGGAGCTATAATAGCCTTTTTTTCAGTTGAGAAAAAGTCATCCTGAACAATATCCTCTGTAAATATGGACACATTGGATTTTTGAACATTAATGCCCGGCCTTATCTCTGCGGATCCCTGCGTATTCCTATTAATCATCCCAACTACAAGAGTGTACCGCTGAGTTCCGCTCAGGTTTATTATTCTGTTGGCCTGTCGCAGACAAAGGTAAGCTACTCTGTCAAGAGTATTACTGCTTGTCGCTACAAAAGGTAAACAATCTATTATGTATACGCTATCTGCCCCAACATTTCCGCTCGGTTTCGCGACAGTACCTATTGTGAATATATCCGGTTTGGAAAGGTGATCAATATTTCTCTCAATGCGATTTAAATCAGTCGCCTTAATCCCATCCCCGGGCTGCCAGTCAGTTTTCGGCTTTTCCCATGCCATATTTTTCTCCTTAAAATTTACTTAGCCAAAAAGTATCTCGCTACTTCTACTAACGTAACAATACCGGCTGCGGCACTTCCGGTAACAACGCTCGTCTTAGTGATGAGCCGCGCGTTAAAATCAGAAAGCTGTCTTTCCATTGTCAGTTCCAAGCGCCTTATACAGTCCAAATTTTTCTGCATAGTGTCGCTGATCGCCTGCACCCATTCGCGCGTAAAAACAACCCCAGTTTTTGCTTCCGCAACTTCTTTCGATAGCTCATGCAGAGTCTTACAGGGCTCATTGTGGTTTTGACCTGTCATCTTTCAACCTCTTTTAGTTTACATTGCCAACAGCCTCAGTGTTTAGCCCCTCGGGAATATCCGGCGCAGCCTGCGCCACGGCCTGCGCCGCTTCCTTTACCTGTTCGTCAAGAACAGTTATCGCGCCAGATATACGAAGCGCGGTTTCTCTAAGACGTGTAAGCTCCGATTGATGCTGTAATATGACGTCGCTCGCTCTTTGGAGTTCGGTTTTTAGTTCGTCAATTCGATTTTCTACCCATTGAGTATTCATGCTTTCTCCTTTGTTATTGTTGATTATTGGTAAGTCCCTTGGATTTGTTCCGGCAAAATCCCTCGGTACTCCTGTGATATATTTGGATCCGTTCCTCAAAACGTTTACCGTGTATTTTGGGTTAAACCGCATATCCTGAATATTCCCGACAACAACAGGATCATGCCAACACGCTATTACATTACCGCTGTACTCATCATACCCGCGTATCTTTATATCCTTATATCCGCTAAGACAAGCGCACGGCTTGCCGACCTCATGCTTGTATTCTATATCCACAAGAGCGCCGTCTGTTTCCGAATACCGTTTCGCCTCTTTATTGTCAAGACCGCGGTCATCCCCTCTGTAGTCTTGTATCTTAAGTTCTATGCCGTACTTGTTCTTTAAGTCCTTTTTATGCTTAAGTATCTCACCCCTGTCCTCAACGCGCAGAAGCTCTTTAACGTAAACAGGTATATCCATAGCCTGAATGCGCGTCAGATTCTCATAGAACTTTTTTACAAGATCAGGCTTATCATGTATCATCCGGCGATGATACGTAAAGCCTATGCGCTTAATCTTAGGTATGTGCGGGTATAAAAATTCAACATCTTCCTTTTCAAACAATCCGTTTGTCAGAAATTCATATTGATAGTTTGAATAGCTGTCATACCCCATAAACTTTTTGCACAAAACAGCGTTCACAGGAACAAAAGGTTCACCGCCTGCGAACGTGACAAGTATTTCATCCGCATCCGATAGAAACATATTGCGCCACTGCTCCCACTGCGCAAGCGTAAACGCACGCTCAAACCGCTTTCCATCCGTGTAAGGATGGCGGTTGTTGTGGTAATCTGCATGAAAGCAGTAGTAACAGCGCAGATTGCAATCAAATTTTATCGGAAATTCTACACGGTATTTCATGCTTTAGATTTGCGCCTTTTTTTTGTTAAAATATTCTGAACCACGATATTGAATTTACTTTGAAAAATCCGGCAGTCCTTCCGGGGCGCAGTACCAATCCATGTTGACCGTCAGTACGATCAACTATATCACCTGATGACGTAGCAACGTTTCTGTTGACCCCACTATCCTGCGATATAAGTATGAATGTTCCATCTGCTGCATTACCGGGCAACAATATGACTCCTTGCGGGCTTGGTAAATAGATATATGTAAATGCGTTGGGGATAGCACTAATAACAGTGCCGCTAACTTCAACCCCAGTATTTACGTGATGAAAAGTGCTTGGTGATCGCAATACGCCTGTAACCGCATTAGGCGATGCTAAATTAACAGTGCCAAACCCCAATGAGCCACCGATACGTCTCAGCACTTGATGATCAGAGGGCGCTACAATGTCTTGTGGGGCATTAACACCATTAATAGGATTGCCAATTACAGAGAGACTGGCAGACTGCCTTAGTTTGATATTAGTTATGGCACCGTTTGGAACGTCGTCAGTCTGCAAACTGCCCCACTGGTAAGCGCCGGCCGCAGTGCTGCGAAGTATCCGGTTTGCCGCCGCAGGAGCTAAATACGCAAGATCTCCATCGCCAGCGCTGTTTCTGCCAAGCACCCCGTTGCCCTGTACTATATTTTGAAAACGCAGACGACCTGTGCATCCGGGACGTGGAGATGCTGCGAATGGGCTTGCGGCTGTTGAGGTACCAAGATTAGTCAACATACTTGGTGCACTATCAAGCGATACTCCTGTCCCACCGGCTCTCAATGGAAGCGTTCCGAATGTTGCCCCTGTGTGATTAGCACCAAAATAAACGGCTCTCACTGAATTAGGGTCAGCAAACAGGGGCATCCCCAAACCACCGTTCTGAGATCCCAATATGCCCTCAACCGGCAAAAGTACTCCAGTCACAGAGTTGGCAGTTCCTGTATTAGTGCTAAGCATTACTCTTTGATTAACACTATTCTGCGTAGCTGCACTGCCAAGTTCAAGCGTAGCTCTTGCCGCTGCCGCATCTGCAGCGCCGCTGTGAGAGCCGCCAAGGAAGCTGTGTTGCGTTGGCGGCAATGATGTTGGATAGGCAGGAAGCGTATGTGTATGATCAGACCGCGACATTGTTTGAGCGCTGCCGCCCTGTCCTGTTCCACCGCTTGACAACGCGCCGCCCGCTCCGCCCCAACCCGGTACAGTAGGTATTACTGGCGCATCACTTATTCTTGACCACGGCAAAGCGCCTGTCACAATCTTGCTCATATCAAGATCAGGTATTCTGCTGACAGCAAGTACGCCCGCGGTAATTTCAGATGCGCTGTGAGAGTGAGTGAATGGCGCATATTTATGAGAAAGTAGCTGTCCGTGCTCACGTATATCTCCATGCACAGTAAGCTGATTAGCACTAATAAAATCCGTATTAACACCACGCTCAACTTTTATTTCCGGTACTGTTAAGAGCCCCGATGAGCAGAACGCCATCCTTGCGTTTCTGACTTGCCATACAACACCTACATCGTTATAATCAGGATCCCCATAAAACTCATGCAGCGTATCTTGATTATTAGCAAATATTGAGTAGTTAATTTGGCGCAGCGCGTTGTGTTCCACGCGAAGACTTAGTTGCGCAGCGCCTTGGTAGTCGATATACAACGCCCCTGTCATAACATCACCAGTCTTTTTTACGAAAATATCGCTGAGAGAGGGAACGCCTAAATACAGCTTCTTATCTAAGCCGCGAGTAAGCAGATTATATTCATCCTTAGAAATCAACGTTTCGGGCTCAACATTAATATCAAAAATTGTATTTGTCATAGTCACCCCACATTAAATTCACCGCTCACAGCGGGTATACCACGAATGTAAGCTGTATAGTTGTAAGTACCGGCATAACCGTTAAACTCAACAATATTTCCTGAAAAATCTATTCGCGTGGAATTATTTATTATCAAATAATTATTAACAGTTTCGTTAATTGCAGATTGTATAACTTCACTTTTTAGGTTAATTTTTATTTTGTAAACCAACGGATTAATACCGGAAGATCTACTACTTATGGCTTGGCGCAGCGAACCGTCAAACTCAGTGGTTATTCTGTTAATACAGTACACGCCTCTAACATCAATGCCGTCACGTTGATATTCGGGTATTTCTACCATGTTGCCGATGTTAAGAGTGGGATCACCAAAAACGAAAACCTCACAAGTAATTTTGGCGGATGAAAATAAACTCAAAGCTACTTTCAAATCATCCATCACAGTATCCTGACTCCTTGCCATATGCCCTGTGTTGATTTCTTTATGCACTTCGCCAAAATCAAGCATAGAGCTATCATTGCGTGCTTCGTAATTTTTTTCCGAAAGGAGCTTTGGTATTTCAATACCGTTATCTTTTTCTTCTGTCGTGTATGATTTGTAAGTTGTTGATGCGATATTTACAATATTGTCAATGGATGATATATTTGATTTAGTAATAATATCGTCTTTAGTGAGTCGCTTAGGGTTTGCATCGCTATCATACATATCTTTGATTTTTTTAAATCTCAAAACATCATTATCCATATAAGCATAAAGCATATAAAGGGTTGCTACGTGCTTTATGATGTTGAAATACGACATCTTCGGAAAAAACATTATATTGACAATGGGAAGCGCTTCAATTTCTTCGGCTGTCATCCCAAAGTCCCACCGGAGATCTTTCATTCTTTTCTCTTTTAGTTCTTTCAAAATATCGTCAAGAAAAGAGATCCAGTTGCCGTCTTCAAATTTTGATTCGGGCGGGGGACGATTCGGACTGTCATCATCCAATAATCCAAGTCCGCGATACTCAATATTCTGCAATAACCCCATCCTATCAATCGCAGAAGTTGACGTACCGTTCTCCTGCTGATTAGCCGTCCAATCCCGTGACCAGTACACGCCCTTTGGAACAAGTAAGGTATGAGGCGTACCATTTTGATTAGGGACGGGCTGCCCAGACTCATCTGTTTCAATAAATCCAACGCGAGGCTCAATACGCCTGTTGGCTCTCATGAGAGACTGGAAAGGTGATCTTGTATTTCCAAACGAAAATTTATTGTCTAAATTTTGCAAAGTTAATTCAAGTGAATTGCAGGATACATTACCTATGGGCAAAGAACCTGTATCCCCGTCAGTTTCTTCCAAAATAGACATGGTAAGGATATCATCCGGTCTGTACTCTTCAACTATATCAGCAAACGCGAATTTCGTCATTTTAACAAATCCGCCCAAATGACTCCATGATGCAATATCAAGCCGCAGTGACGTTACGTCAGTGACCGGCTCTTTGAACTCAAGTATAATGTCGGCAGAATCATTGTCAAATACTGCAATATAAGCTGCACTTCCATCACTGTATGTCCTTGGCTCATTGTAATTTTTTCCGCCGTAGCAGCTTATTAGAATGCCGACAGGCCACTCTTTTTTTTCGCTGTCATTTGGCAAATATCCGCGCAAGTGCACTTTTGTTATTGTTGACGGGGGAAACCTGAGAGACATATTTTGCCCCGTAAACGGCTGCGGACTTGATCCCCACCATCCTACAAGATAGCCGTCCCCGTAGTCAGGATGTTGCTCGTCAAAGTCTGGCATTGCGCATATGCCGTTATCAAGTTCGGCAGTCGATTCCGAACCATCAACTGTTTCGCAAAAAGCCCACCGTTCTTCAATTCCAAGACCGCCTATTACCTGATCGCGCAAAGAGGCCCTGTTACTTGTGTGAGAGTGATGCACCCGCACATTGTCAACTCCAATTCCTGCCCACGTAACACGCACTGTAGCATACGGACGGCGTACTATCTTCTTAGATTCGCGGTATATAATATCTTCTAATACTTCTTGATTCATATATCAGATTTCCGTGAATGTTACAGATACACCTTCCCAAATACCCTGTTTTCCAACAGTCAATCTGCCGGCATTAAAACCGCTCATCAGCACTTTATATTCATCTGTGATCAAAGCGCCTGCGACACTTGATGCAGTGTTTGGTTTTACCAGTTCAAATTTTAATACCGCTCCGTTATGATTTCTAAACATCTGTTCAAAGAGTTCTAAGCCGCCGCTATACACTATTGATGCGTATGACAAGGTAAAGAGTTTTTTTGTTGCGATAATATCGCGTCTCAGCATACCGCTTGACGCTCTGTCTTCCCGGGATAGTATTTGATTGTCTTCATGAAACTTACGTCCAAAAGGCGTAGGAACATAGATTATAGTCGGATTATCATACGGAAACAAAATCCTTATTTTATTTTGATCAGTCATGATACCCCTAACCTTGTATTTTCAGATATTCTAACACCGTGCAGTTTACGTTCGAGCTGCAAGAGCCCGTTTCTGTCAGCTACAAGAGTACCTACGTGCAAATTGACATTAGTCACGTTTGTAGATGCTGCGGGAGAGGCTTCGGCGCCGGCGCCGTTAGCAAGATCAAAAAGCCTTGTCTGCTGCTGCCGGGTAAGTATCATTTCGCCGCTGTTTACGCGAGCGTCTATCTTATCGCCGCCAAAGCTGTTGCCGCCAACAATACCGCCAACGGCAAAGGGCTGCGGTGTTGACGCTATAACACTTATTTCAGCGGCTCCAAGAGCGGCTATAATACTTGCCATGACAGGCCCTGCAACAGGGCCGGCTGTAAGGGCCTTAGTTATCGCTGTAGCAGTATTGATTATCGCGTTAAATATACCGAGTGATTTTTCACGCGCGGCGTTGTCCTTTTGGATTGCTAATTTTTTAGCTTCCTGCTCCTCATCAAGCGCGGTAAGCTGCGCAGCGCGGGATTCTTCATCTTCCACATTTTGCTCTATATATTTACGGCGCTCTTTGTATTGGCGGTCAAGACGCATTTCTTCATTGCGAGAAAACCCGGCAGCGATAGAGCCAAGTTTGTTAAAGGCTCCCTGGGTGAAGTTGACCATTGATAAGACAAGTTGATTTCTCTTTTCAACTTGTCTTTTTATCTCCTCAGTTATTTCAGCTTCAATATTTTTGATTTCAGCGGCTTTTTCGCGTTCGATATTGACGAAAACGGTCGCATAATATTGGTGAATAGCCTCAACATCCGCTCCGCTTTCAGCGGCGGCGGCAAGATCATCAGCCATAGCAGCTTTTCGTTGACGTTCGCGGATGGCGAAGCGTTCTTCCGTTTGTCGCGTTTGCAAGACAAGAAGATCATCGCCGTTTTTCTTTGCGGCTTCAAGTTCGGAGGCGTGACGCGCTAACACAAGATCGTCATTTTGCGTCTGTAGTTTTGATTGCCACTTAGCATTTGCTTCTAAACGGATTTTTTCGGCCTTTTTCATTGACTCATCAAGCTCATCAATTTCATCTTGCCAAGCTCTGACTTGTTCTTCGTATTCTTTTTCTATGAGCGCGGTTCGGCGTAGAGAGTAATGAGCGCGGATTGAGGCAATATCTTCTTCACCTGAGGCTTTTAGGGCTTTAGCCTTATTGATCTCAATTTGTTCCTCTTTGGCTAATAACTCTATATCATTCATTATGATTTTATCAATAGCATCTCTGTGAGACTGCACAAGTGCCGAAAGGTCTTTAATACGCTGTTCGTTTGCCTTACGCGCAGTTTCGGCACGCTTAGCCATTTCAGCCCGTTGAAAATCAGTAATGGTACTTTCCGCTTTATTTGATTCATTAGTAAGTTCGGACATTCCACGCAAGCGGCGGCGCATACTTGCTACTTCTTCATCGTTCATTTTCGCCATGCCCTTGTGCGTCCGCTCAGTATTTTGCAACACAATGTTAAGGTTTTCAAACGCAGTTTGTCTGCGTTCCATCTCAGCAGGATCAAATTTTTCTGAGCCTCTTAATTTTTCGTACTCATCGCGCGATTTACGGGCAGCCATAGTACGCTGAGATAACATCCTCATGCTTTTCATATGAGATTCATCGTCTGCCGCTCTTGTTTCGACTTCCTTAAGTTTTTCATACGACCTTACCAACGCCCACACACCCGCAGTTAGTGCAGCTGTAGCAACAATAGCCGCCCCTAACGGATTAGCCAACAGGGCAACAGACATAGCTTTAATTGCCGTTGTAGCTCCTGCTATTGCAATCTTAACCCCGCCTAAAATAGTCGTCAGTGATCCAAGCGCTGCGCCCTTACTTATTACGGCTGTTTTAGCTGTGGCTAATGCAGATAAGGCAAAGGTTTTGGTTGCGGCGGTTGCGGCTCCAAGCGACAGAGTTGTTTTAGCAAGAGCGTTTAATTTTGTGTATAACGCTGCCGTTAAGCCAGCAGACGCTTTTGTTGCGCCTATAGCTGCACCTGTCAAGCCGAAAACACTTCCTATCAACCCCTTGAACATCAATATCGCTTTGCCGCCAACAAGCACAAGCGGCCCTATTGCAGCAACAACAGCGGCTACTATTAATATTGTATTTTGCAAAGATGGCGAAAAATTGCCAAACCATTCAGCAAGCCCCTTAACTGCACCGGCTGCACCCATGAGCGCCGGAACTACTTTATCATATATCAGCGGAATAAGTTGATTTTGCAGAATAGGAATAAAAGACGATGCGATTTGCATTGTCATAACGCCAAACTCAGCTTTTAAGTTTGCAACCGATATTCTAAATTCGTCAGCATTTACAAGTGCATCTTTAGCCATTACGCGCCCGGATTCGTGCGCCTCTTTTCGTACATTAGAGAGTTCATCGGCAGTCATAGCCAACACGGGTGCAAGGTCGCTCATGGATTTGCCGAACAGTTTTGAAGCAAGCGCGTTTCGCTCTGTTGTGTTCTCTATTTTATTGAGTTCGCCAAGAATCTGCGGGAACATATCATTCATATCCCGCAAACTACCGTCAGAATTTGTAACGCTTATACCGAGTTTATCCATAGCTTCTGCCGCGTCACCAGTGCCTGAACGTATGCCGTCCATGCGGTTACGCAGTTGCTGAGTTGTATTGAGAAGCGCATCGCTTGATACTCCTGCTTTTCTTGCCACATTCTCAAACTCTTGGAGTGTGTCTGTCGATAAACCAGTAGCCTCTGACATTGAAAGTATTTTGCTTGCGTATTCACTGGTTTTGAGAGACAGTGCCGCGATTGCGGTACCCGCAGCGGCAAGAGGAAGAGTGAGATTTTTTGAAAGATCAGAACCGATGCGCGTTAGGTTCTTGCCGAGTTTACCAAGTTCCTTTTGAAAAACCTTAATGCTCTTCTCTGCGGAAGCAATATCCTTATTGACCTGTTGCATACCATCAAGGCCGATGCGTCCAATCAATGAAAATATTGTTCTTGCAGACATTACCGTTTCCCTTTATTCATATTCGTAAGGCGGTCTGCTATCGCATACGCCTTGTTTATTATTGCGCGTTTATCTTCTTTTGTCATTTGAGGAGCTATTTCCGAAAGCCCCAAATGTTCACAGAATCCGCCCCATGTTTTTTGACCGCCTGCGCCCATAAGCCATGCTGTAAAAGCCGCATTCTTATGAGCTTCTATGGAAGTCCCGCGGCTGTGCGCTTCAATCGCATCGGCCATTTGCGCAAATTCGGTAAATGGCAAGGCGGCAAGCTCTGAGGGAAGCAGCCGCCATTGAACCAGTACCGAATTTATGCGCTGTCTGTACCAGACTTGGAACCGCCTATCCGCCTGAACAGCTGATAGGCACGTAAGAAAAAATCTTTTGACTCTTTTCTTGTTGCGATTACCTCTATTGTGTCAAGAACAATATCAGGATCGGCGGCCTCAAATTCTTCAAGCGTCAAGCTATTTAATGACGCGAGCCATTTTTTGAGAGAATCCCCGCACACTTCCCAACATTCAGATAAAACCTCAATTGCAATCTGACCAAAACGCTCATCATCCGGCTGTTTATCTGACTCATTCCCGTTGCCGCTTTGGGCAATCATAATATTTTTAAGATTGCTTTTAGCAGCTTTTGAAAGGATGTCAACTATTGCAAAAACATCTCCGACCTTATACGGCCGGATTTCTCTTTTGTTTATATTCATGGTGCCACCGGTGCGGTCTTTTCGGGCATTTTGATGAACCACGGTTCTTCCGCGATATTTGCGGGGTCAAGAGCACCGGTAAAGGTTATGGTAAGCACACCCTCGTCTGCATCCGAAAAGTTCAACTCAAGATTGCTGTTCGCCATACCGTTTTTGATTCCGCACACAACCGGCGCGTCTGTTCCAGAGTACTCTGCAATAATAGCTACGTCAGAGTATTCAAAATCGGGGATGGTTTTTTCCATCATACGCTTAATCTCGAAATAGTTTTCACCGTCTATAATAGTACCGTCTTCGGCTGTGGCATCCTCTCCAAGAGGATCATAATCAGAGCCGGGCACGGCCATTTTTAACAGGTCTTTGTTTATCTCAACGAGATTAACAGTAAGAGAAACAGTGGTGCTAATAACCCGCCGCGCGCCTTTAACAAGGCCGCCAACGCCGTCAAAAGGCATATCGCGGTACTCTGTTTCCACACTGAAAACATTGCCGCCGCGGCAAGCTCCTAATATTTTTTGCGGCTTTTGCGGATTTGTGCTGCCATAGTTCAGAACCACTACGCCCGCGTCAAGCACAAGCCGCTTAACCGTTTCTTTTGTTACTCCTGTTTTTCGTGCCATTTTATTACCCCCTAAGTTAATTTGTATTTTTTACATTTTTAGCGGCGCGTGCCGAAAACGACATAAACATATACGACAAATCAGGATCGTCTCCCTCTATGTGGTCAGACGAATCAAACCACACGCGAACATTGCTGTATATGCCGTTTTCGTCTTCAAAAGTTTCTTCATTAAGCAAATCTTCAATCCTGTGCATTACTTTTTGTAATGGCCTTTTATCAACGTTGTACTCATAAATATTAATAGAGATGTTAAACATCGTAATAACATCATCCTCATGGCGCGTAACACTGTCTTTAATAACAATGTAAGGGCAGCCAGTACCATCCGGCGCACTGATCAGAAATACATTGTCACCGCAATATTCTTGTATTATTGGGTCGGACATAATTTTATCTCCAATAATATGCTCTATCATAACCACTTCTCGCTTAGAATTTTTTTAATCCCTGCGGCGGCAATGTTTGCCGCTCTTGCCATAAACGGATTGGGTGCAATACGTCCCACTTTTTTACCGTCTTTATGCCGGTCACGGCCATGTTCTATAATAAACGCCTTGGGCTTGGTTGGCCCTACAAGAGCGCCATGAGTTTTCACAACTTTTTTAATTGACTTTATGAGATCACCGGTATCTTTTGGAGCCACACTTTTAATTGTCGTTTCAAGATATTTAGCGGCTTCAACCAACTGCCGCCTTGATGATGCCCTAAGTTCTTTGTCAATATTTTTTAAGTTTGATTTAAAAATTTTATCAACGCCATTGAAACCACTTTTCATTTTTGCCCCGGCCTTATCTCTTGAGTGATAATAACCTTATCCCTGCGAGTTTCGTCAGGTCTTTCAACTGTCCTGATGTCAAATCTACTATTACCAAACTGTATTTTATCGGATTCCAGTACCTCAATCGCGCCGTTAATCGTTATTGTGTGAGAAGCCATTACGCTTATAGACTGGTATTTGTCGCGCATTGTTGCGCTTAAAGGCTTCACGCTTGCCCAACACTCTCTTACAGGCTCCCACACTTCAACAACATTAATACCCTCTCTTTTTTGCCGTTTGCGCAGTAGCTCAATTCGATGCTTACGCGCAGAAGCCCGTGTTTTATAATCAGGAGCTAATTTCATAAGAAAAGCCTGTGTTTTTTAATAAGATTATAAAACGCTTCCGGTAATTCCCGTTCCCCGCTGCGATTCTCATAGTTATGTGATACGTAAAGCAAAATTGCTTCTTTAAACGCCTGCGGTATCAGCTTAGGGTCGGTGTATCCGGCTTCATATTTTATGCGCAATATACCTCTTGAATAACCATCAGGCGTTAACAGCCGCGCTTGCAGACTCTCATTGAGAAGTGTGGCATATTTAAGATCAATACCTATACGCTCATAGCGCGGCCCTATCTGATGATCTATTGACACAATCTTAATGGTCGGGGAGCGCGGCAAATATATTACTGTCGGGATATGACCTTCAACTATCAAAACTCGCGTCTGCGGCATTATAGACTGATTTACAAAGTTTTCAACCTCTTGCCTTCCTGCACTAATCCGCGCCTCAAACCAATCATCCTCAACGCCCTTTTCGGCATGGCATTGTACTAATGCCTCGTCAAGGGTGACGGGTTCGGCTTCGGGCGGCGCGGTTAGTGTTTGGAAGTATTGAGTCATTATTTCGCGGCCTTTTCCTTTTCAGTATCTTTGTTCGCGCTTTTAGGCTTGTCCGTTGTGACAAGATTTCTTTTTACGTAACTTTCAACTTCTTTGTCGTCAATTTCAACCGGTTTGCCGACAGTGTAAATCTTGCTGTCTTTTTTGTACTTGAACGCCCTTGCGGCGTAGAGTGTTGCCATTTTTAAGCTCCTTTTTAATATTGTTAATTTTGAAAAACAGGAGCGGGATTCCCCGCGTCCTGATTTAGTTTACTTAGCTCAGTATAACAAACGGTGACTGAACTGCCCCATTTTCATTTTTTATTGGGCCGGTAAGCATGGGCCGCCCGTCAACATGCCAAAATGCGTATACCATTGTTACATCATTATCCATCTGAATGTAAGGGTTGAACTTGATAGCCAAAGGCGAACCATCTTTGATACGATAATACGGGTTGAGGTTGACAAGCATTAAATCACCCTCTGTACCAAGTTCAGGAGTTCTCGCACTCTCATTAAGCGGCAGGCCTAAAATTTTAATAGGTACGTCATCTCTTGCAGACTGCTGCCATATAAGATTGTTGGCAGGATCGCGGAGTTTGAGCAAGTCAGCGTAAGCAGTTCCACTGGCTATCCATTCATATCCTGCCCCTGGCAGCTTATTAGTATACATTGCTACTATATCAGCGTATGTTATACTGCCGGCAGTTGACCTATCTATTGCAAGGGCTGACGCGTGACCAAGTATACCAGTAGGGCTAAACACTCCGTTGCCAGAAATAAAAGCCATTTCTTCTTTGCTTGTTATCGCCGCAGTAAATCGTTCGGTTAAAAATTCTGCAAGAGCATCGTAGTTGTTCATAAGCTCATTAGACACGGGGATTTTCGCCGTGAGTTTTTTGGGTTTTAGGCCGAGTTGGACCAGAGAGGGAGTGCCGGCATCAGGAACGGCGGCAGCCTCTCCTACCCACTGGACATTAACCCCGCCAAGTATACCTTTATCGCCAGTCTGATCAAGCGCTACATATTTAGTCTCCGCATCAGGATTTTGTCCGGGCGGCGACTTTGCGGATCGTGGACGGAATAAAGACCCTTGTGTTGCTACCGAACGAATAGCCGTGTCAAATTCGGGGGGTATAACATACCCTATTGAGGCATCATTTCCCATCGTCAACGTACGCTCTTCCGCGTTGACATTGACACGTTGTATACGCTCAGAGTTAGGGTTTGTGCGCACTTCTTTAAGGTAATCGGCGAAATTTTTAAACGGCTCACCCGCAGCCCTGTCTTCGCCTGCCCTCGCATCAATAGGCTTAGCCGTATTAGCTTCAAGTTCTGCCATACGCTCTTCATTTCCAATTCTTGTGTCAAACGCTCTAACTTCAGAATCAAGCTGTGAGAAACGCGCCTCCTCTTCGCTTGTCATTTTTTTGTCTTCGCGCTCTTCGGCTCCATCGTGCAGGGTTCTCATTTGATCAACGAGTTCAGCACGCTGTCTTTTCAACTTCTGTACATCTGGCATTATATACCTCCGTGGATTGTTAATAGTTTTTTACGTTGTTCCGATTTATTAATATTAATTGTTTCAATAGATTCACTTTCGGGCACAGGATGGCGGCAGCGCGTCTCTGCCTCTTTAAACATTTCTTCTTTGCTTCTTACACCTACTTTGGCCGATGAGTACGCAGGGTTTGTCACAGGCCCGACCTCAAAAATTTCACCTTTAATAATATGGCGGTGATACCTGCCCTTTTCGTCTACAGTAATAACATCATCCTCAACAAAAAAGGAGAACGAAGCGCCGCGCACGTTCTTACGCTCCAAGTTTATGATCAAATCGTTGCCGTAAGACGTTGGCGGGATAGGGCTTCTGAATCTCAAACCTTCGGTAGTGTTATACAGCTCAAGCGCCGGTTTACTGCGCGTTGTTGACAACACAAAATCAGGATCATGGTTAAAGTAAGACTTTATTTCTTCACCGGATTTAAGACAGCGGGTAAACGCTTCGGGGTGTATTTTTTCAAAATAACCATCCCAAAGCTCAACCTCTTTATCGTAGACTATGCCAAGCCCCTCAACAAAGCGCTGTTCACCTTCACCCTCTGAGCGAAGTTCTATATTATCAACTACAATTTCGCGTTTTTCAATATTTTTAGGCGCTGGCATTATTCATCTTCTCCTATTGCATTATCAAGTGTTTGAACTTGCTTAGATATAAAACGTACTTTGCCTTTACCGTCAGCAAGCGGGTTTAAGTCTTCTTTTTCGCGCAACTCATCTATATCATACAAGCCTATTCCTTCGCCTATTTGATACGCTTTCATTCTGTCAAGTATGTTACCGCGAAGCAGACTATCCATTAAAAACTTGCAATAATACTTGTTATTATCTCCGAGCAGCTTCGTATTAATTTCCTGTTCCCACTGCACACAAAACGGCTGCATGGTAAACGTAATGAAAGCGTCTTTTTGCTCTGATAATCCGCTTCCCCATGAGGTAGACTTTTCGTGTGATTGAAGCATAAATAAGGGAACATTATAAATCCGCGCGATTTCCGATATATCAAATTGACGTGTTGATAGATACTGAGCGTCTTCCGGCGGTATACCGATGCGCTCAAACTTCATTTGATCATATAAAAACATGAGTCTGTGAGACTGGTTGAGGCCGGAATATTTTTCAAGCAATTTCTTATTTGAATCTCTTGCGTCTTTTGTTCCAAAAGGAATACCGGTAACTATTCCGGCGGGATTAGTACCCTGACCAAAAGTAAGAGCGCCAAACTCACGAACGGCAAGGGCTGAACCTATTGTTTCGCGGTGAATAGCTATCGGCGTAAGCCAACCATTTTCTATGGTTGGCATGAACGGCATTATTAAAAGCTGATGAGGCCAAAGATTTGCGGTTTTCCCCGTTTTGGGATTTGTAACTTGATATATAAGTTCGCCGGAACGAGTTTCGGCAGGTTGTACATATTTTGTAGGAATCGGCCAGAGAGCTATAGGATTCCCGCGAACATCAAACTCTATCTCAGAGATTCCGGCACCCCAAAGCAGCTGTTGAATAGCCATAAGCATACGCCATACGAACGCTGTTTGATACTTATTTGGCTTATCGTGTAATAATGTATAAAGCGAATGGTCGGGAGCGCGTTCTTTTCCTGTGGGATGCAGACGGCGGTATACGGGAAGCGGGAAAATACCCATTGTATGTGAGATAATTTTTACCGCGCTCCATACGGCAGATAAAGAGAGCGCTGCGCGTTCGTTTACGTTTACCCCCGCTTTGGTTTGACCGCCAAAGACGTGAGAAAAACCACCGTTGAAATCAAACATACTTTCAACAGCAGAACGCTTCTCACTTATTTTTCCCATGAAAAACATTACTTTTCAGCCTCTTTATTAGTATTGTCAAAAACTTCAAGTATCACACTAACAGCTAAAATTATAACTCCCAAAGTAATTAATCCGGCAGGGATACTAAACAAAGTAACCCCTGATACCAAACACATAAGCCCAAAAACAGAAAACACGTCTATCTTTATTTGCTTTTTCATTTGTCAACTTTCTACCAATAAAAAAAGCCGCGCTCCAGTATCCCATCCATGTGGATACCGAAACGCGGCGTTCGTTCGCTTGGCGTATTTGCCGGGAATTATCCGGCGATGTCAAAGACTACACAACTTCTTTTTTCTCTATTTTTACAACTTTGCCCTTGCTAAAATGCAAAGTTATACATCCGTCAGATTCTTTCTCTTCGTAAATCTTAATTAGTTTTAAAACTAATTCTTTTTTGTCTAATTTTTCCTTTTCCCTATTATTCATAATTTACATTCTCCGCATGACTATGTCAACAAGTTTTTATATAAAATCGAATAAATCTTCAAGATTAATTTCTTTAGGTGCAATATCTGCCACCATTGCCCTTGTAAGCCCCGTTATTGAAGCCGCCGCAGGGTCTATGCGCAGCGTGGATTTATCTTTATCAAGCATTATATTTTGATTGTGATCTTGGCGCGTTACAGCGTTGCCAACAGCCCATGCCAGTACAGGATTACCATCATGGTGCAACTGCTGCGCGTACACCGATTCACGGAAATGCTTAGTAGGTTCTGACAGCGTCTTGATTCCCTGAATAATTTCTACGACCGTTTTGCCATTATCCATAAGATCGTTAGCTATCGCGGTGCTGCCCCACGGGTCAAGGCAGTACTCTACAGGATTCCATTCGTTTGCCAAAGAGGTATTAAATACATATTCAAGTACGTAGCGATAATCTACCACCGCGCCGGGCGTTACTGTTATATAACCGTTATTACGCCATAGATCATAAGGCACATGATCGGTTCTCATTCTTTCGTGGAATTTTTCTTCAGGTATAAAAGCGTGAGAAATTATAGCGTAATTTCTAATGAAATTTTCAATCCACGGAAATATCCACGAAACAGCGGTAAGGTCAATTTTTGAGGACAAATCAAAACCAACATAACAACGACCGGCGGCTTTTTCTTTAATAAGATTGAGCAGCTCAGAAGCAGGAACTTTGCACGCTCCCCACCGAGCCATATCCATGTAACCCTGTTCGCGTGATTGTATCCATACGTTATATGTTTTAGTCCACAAGCCGCGCATATTTTCCGGTATATTTTGAGCTTGCGCGGTTTTTGTCAATATATTTCCGCGAGCCACTGGTGACGTACCTGTAACAGGATTTGTTTTAATGATTGCTTCATCGGTACCGATTTCATCTATTATACCCCAAGGTTCTATTTGCCGACCGTTTGGCGTGATAATTATTTCCGTAGTCTCATTTCTGTCAAGTTCGCAAACTATCGCAAAATAACGGTCATCTTCAATCGGACTGTCAGGGTTTAACAGATTGGAAACAAATTTATAAGTTACCCTGTAGCACGGATTATTAAGCTCAAAACCGGCAGTAGTTATAATTGATAAAAGAGGATTTCTTCTTGTTATCATGCCGGAGTCTAACAAATCATAAAATTCGGTAGTATCGTGTAAGTGATATTCGTCAATGATACCAAAGTGCGGGTTTGCCCCGTCACCTTTCTTCTTATCGTCTTTTGACATTCGGGCAAATATTGAACCGCTTTTTATATGTTTTATGACTCTCTGTTCGTATGCCGCATCGTATTTGCTGATAAATTTATCTTTAAGGATACTATTATTTATAAGCCATTCGGCTTCTTCCCAAACATATCGCGTTTGTGATTTTTGGGTAGCTGCGACATACACCTCTGCTGATGGTTCACCAAAAACAGACATCTCATACAGGGCTTGGATTGCTTTGTTTTGTGATTTAGCTTGCTTACGCGCAAGTTGTTCGTAAGTATACCTAAAGCGCCGATCACCGCTTGCATTCAACCAACCGTAAATATTACTGTAAACAAACAGTTCGTAATCACACGGCTCTTTAGTTTGTCCTGCAAGTACGCCTTTGCGATGCTTAAACAATCGCATCCACTGAAAGTAACGCTCTGCCTTAGCCTCATCAAAATCCCACTCCCATTCACCGCGCCGCTTTAGATCATCGAGAAAGCGTAAACACGCCCATCGATGTTTTTGACAAGTGATAATTTTACCATCCAAGACGGCATTGGAATAAGTAATCAACTCGTTAAGAATACCCATTTTTAAAGCCCCCCAAATCCGGCATCAGCGAGCGGGTCAACTTCTTCAGGAGCTTTTTTAGGTATGCTTTTAATCTTCGCAAGCGAGTTCAAAAATAGACGATCCTCATCCGCTAAAATAGAGGCTTCTTTGGCGTTGATGGCCTTTTGAATATCTATGAATCCTTTTGTGCGAAGTATATAATCAACCGTTTCAAAAATGACCCTTGCATATTCACGCCCCGCTTCGTCCACAAATAAATCATAAGCCACTTCCCGCTGTTTTTTGTCCAGAGATTTTTCCTTGATTCCCGCAGCGCGTTTACGCAGTTCAGCTAATTCGGACGTTTTCAAGCATAGCCGATTAATAATGCCGCTATCAGACGATGAGACAAACTCAAAGCCCTCAAACTCTTCCGCAAGCTCAATAAACTTTTCATAAGCTACCGGATCAGCTTTAACTGCGTCATACAACCTGACCCCTGATTTACCAAGTTTGATTTCAAGAGACTTCCGGCGTTCAAGCTCTTTTTTAGAAAGATTTGCCCTGCCGTCTATCACGTGAAATTGAACTGGTTTTGCGTTTCTCCCTGCCATTTTCTCACTCTTTTTTTTGAAAATTTTTTACTAAATTTTGGTTAAAAAACGGAATTTTTGTGTGGAAAGGTACCCTTTCGGTCTCCACTCCTTACCCTTTTGAACTTTTTAACCCCCCCCGGGTGGACAAGTCTCGGCGCCGGCGGTGGTGGAATAGAAAACTTTTCTGACATCTCCTTAAAAAACTTATTAACTTCTTCCGGCGTTGCCGCTTCTTTCTTCATTCGTTCCCGCTCTTTTAAGAGCTCTTGCCTGTCACGCAGTCTCCTTTCTTTTTCCGCTTCTGCGCGTGCCGCAGCGGCCTCTTGTTGATAGTTATCGGCGCTGCGCGGCTTATACACCCAATTCATTCGCTGATCAACTGCGTTGGCGAATGTTCGCCGCCAGTCGATCGTTGCGCAGCGCTTCTGTTTTTTGTTTTGCCAACCGGCTTCGGTGCTCCAAAAATCAAGATGCGACTTCTCAAGCGTAAGTCTAATATCAAGCTTTGGATGATACCGTTCTCTCTTGTTTATCCACTCTGCGTCTGTGAGAAGCGCTTCGTAAGCCGATTTCTCAATAGACCGGTAGAGTTCAAAATCTTTTTTCCAAGACACCCCTACTGCCCCCGATGGGGGGCTATGGGGGGATAAAGTCTTTTCTTCTTTGTCTTTGTATTCTTCTTTTTCTTCTTTATGGCTTTTTTTAAAACCGTTCGCTTTTTTTAAAACCGTTTGGTTTTCTTCCAAATCAGTCACTTTTTTAGGGCGGCCGCCGCGCTTGCCATTCTCAGCGTTCTCACGACATTTTTCTTCATAAGCGATTTTATCCCTATCTATAGCAGCTCGCAGCATTGGAAACAGATAGCGTTCGTTTCCTGCGAGTTCCATCACAGTGCCCGATTTGCTATACAAAAGACAGGCCGTGATTAGTCTACCGCGCTCTGCATCATCTAAAGGTTCTAACGCATTAAGATAGTCGTGATACAGCGCCATATAAGGTTTTGGCATTATTTTCTATGACACCCCCCCCCCCGTTTTATATTTTTATTCATCCCGCAACCCTATTAACGTCTTTCATGTGTGCACGAATAGCGGCAGGGCGTGACCATGTCCTTGCAAAACGCTTCCAGTCAGTACTATATTCCTCACCGTTCTCTGGTCTGTATAATTGAGCGAACGGCATTGCACCGGCTTTATAAACCACAAAAATCACAATAATATGCAACCGTTTTCATTTTTACCCTTTGCATGAGCATGCTAAAAACTGACAAGCGGCGTGTTCTTTTAATCCCGGAATTTGGTTCTCCACCGCCTGTCATAACCTTGTTTTTTACCGTCTTTTAAAAAATCAGGAACCTTTATTTTATGTTCCGCATAAAGTACTCTCCTTTATTGATACTTTTACTTTTGACCACATGAAAAAATTGCTTATATGATGATGCCTATTAGTCCAATAGTGCTCTTCTACGAATAGCACTGGATCATCAATAGTACCGTTATTTATAACACTGCCAAGCACAAAACGCCCATCTTTCATGCGGAAAAGCGTAAGAGTGCCTGTTTTAGGTTTTTTTGTCAGCCAAATAATACCACTTCATTTCGGACTCTCAATTTGTTCAAATTCGTAAACCCATACCCACGGGTTATCTTTCCATCCGTAACCGCGTATAGCGTTGATTTTATCCCATAACTCTCGAAATTCTCTTAATTCAGGACATAGGCTGGAACCATCATACTCTCCGGCCATTCCCTCAGCAAAACAATCATCCGCACTTATGTCCTGCACTCTCTCAACTCTCACATTTATCACCTTCAAAAATATTCGCGCAGCTTCTCGCGGCATAAAGATAGACGGTTTCCACTTAAAGCCATACGCTGTGCGAAGTTCTTTGCTCAACACACTTTCATCTGCCCTGTAATAATATCCATCATCGGCTTTAAGCCATGTCTCCCGCACCCAAAGTATACTGTTGATTTGATATTTTGGATAAATAACCTCTTGTTTACTGCGCCTATTACTATAATAATTTTGGGCTGTAGATACAAAACCGTAACCGCAATTAAATAGTGGTTCGTCAATATTATGCAGTGGTTGCGGATTTATCACCCGCCGCGTCTGCGTCTTACGACCGTCAAGAATAGCCTTAACCATCTCAGTAGAGAACAAAATCGGTTTCATTTTTTTTAACCCTTTGACCATAATAATTCCACCTGATTCACATCTTTTTTTATGCGCTTCTGTCTTTTTGGGCGCTCTGTTTTCAAAAAAGGGCACTTTATATTGAGTACTATTTTTTGCACTCTCTTTGACAATTCCCCTGCGACATATCCCAGGTCAATGTCGTAAGCGGTCTTGCAACGAGCGTCTTCGCGATTAACACTCTCGTTTTCGTATTTAATACAGATATCGCAGTTGTTACTTCTCCAATGGTCAGCTTCGTTACCGTTTGAAAACATATTATGCCACCATTTCTTTTCGTAAGTCTTCCATACTGCGAACCCGATGACCGCACATTTCCGGCAGATTCGCCCTCACAAGAGCCTCTGCAAACGGCGGCGGAACAGCGTTTCCGCAGCGAGCAACCTGAGCGGATTTTGATACTGCTTCACCATCCGGCCCGATGTCAATTACATAATCCGGCGGGAAACCCTGCGCGTTGAACAATTCACGCGGGGTCAGCATACGCAGTCCTATGTCAACTATGACGTACTGTTCGCCGCGAACTATCACAAGTCCAAGACGATCTTTTGATGTAATAGTATGTAGCGATTCGTCTGCGGCCTGACCAATTCCCGCCCCGTAATATTTGACTAAAAACGCCCTAACTTCGCCGAAGTGATTTCCATCCACTGTAATGGTCTGTATAGGCTCAGTAACGGATTGCCCTATGTTGTCACCCTTATATTTTATAAGTTGAGAAGTAACAAGCGCATTGTGATCTATGGCAGTTATCGTGTTTAAGGGTTCAGCTGTAGAGTTTCCACATCCCCGATGTCCGCCGCTGTAATATTTACTCATAAACGCCGATACAACAGCGAAACGGTTTGAAGTGTCGGTTGTCAATAATGGTTCATCAACTGTCTGTCCGCGAACTTCCCGCACAGATTTTTCTTTATGATATTTGGTTAATATTGGAGCTACAAGCATGCTGTTACCGGCGGCCCGTATAGTACCTACGGGCTCATCTGCCGGTTGCCCGATAGAACCGGAAGTTCCGGTGCGCGTAAAGGGTACGATTTTAGGAGTGATTATCCTGTACTCGTTACTTGCGGTCAATGTTCCAAGCGGCTCATTTATTTGCTGACCGCGAAAGCATTTTGCGCTTGTATCAGCATGATTAACTCTTATTATGAACGGCTCAGGATTATCAAAAACAAACTTCTTTAAGCCCCGCGCTATACGCCGTAATGTCGCATCAGCAAGCGGACGGACGGAGCGGATTTTATACTTTTGCCATATTTCTTCTGCCGTGTCAAATATAGATGGACACGGAAGCGACCAGTCTATGATTTCCGCTGCGGCACGATAAGGAAGTTTGTCGGGGCCATGCGTTGGCTCCGGCCATCTGATCGGCTGACCGTCACATCGAGCAATCAGAAAAAATCTCTTGCGGATAGTCGGCGCTCCGTAGTCGCAAGCCCGTAATTCGCTCCAGTCTACTGTATATCCTAATTTGCGCAGAGCATTGACAAAACTTACAAACGTTTTCCCTGACTGTTTTTTGATAATTATCCCATTTTTAACAGGGCACCATGTCCTAAACTCTTCCACATTTTCAAGAATAATAACGCGCGGACGCACTGTCGCGGCCCATCGTACCGCAACCCATGCAAGCCCGCGGATTTCTTTATTGACGGGTTTACCGCCTTTTGCCTTTGAAAAATGTTTGCAATCCGGCGAAAACCATGCAAGCGCAACCGGCTTGCCTTGCGTAACTTCTCGCGGGTCAACTTCCCAAACACTTTCACAATAATGCTTAGTATGAGGATGATTAACCTTGTGCATCGCAATAGCTGACGGGTCGTGATTAATAGCAATATCAACCGGACGGCCAACAGCAAGCTCAATTCCTGTGCTTGCACCGCCGCCACCGGCGAAGTTATCAACTATCAATCCGTCAAATATGTCTAATTGACTTGGCATACCTATCCCCGTTTTCAACCGACCCTATAAATCACATAAACAGCAGCAGCCCAAACCCAAAGCGTACCGGTAACCATAACATAAACCGGCAGATTCGGCCTGCTCTTGACAATATGGCCAACGCAAGCTACAAGTTTACCGCGTGAAAATTTTGCTTTGAAACGCTTAAGCATTATACCAACTTTCTTTAAGGCGGGTGAAATAATCAGCCCGCCATTATATAATAGTTACAAGCTCCCTTTGAGTATTTCCTGCCATTTGTTATCCTGCAACTCAACAACAGCGTCACCCCAGTATTTTGGATAAGACAAATCCTTAAGATAACTGTCAAGTATTGTTTTGAAGGCGTTATTAAGCTCCATTCTGAACATTGGATTTTTCAAAACAAAGCTCATCCGCGCACAGTTGTCAGTTTCCGAAAATTTAAAGACAAGGTCAAACTTAAACGGAGCGTAAAACTCTGTTGCGAGCGCGTTTATTACGGGAACATTAAACTGAATACTTTCAGGAAGCTGAACATCATCCGTTGCACCGCTTTCACGCTGAATATGATGATTATAGTTCCCCTTAGAGTCTATCTCACGCTTAACAGAAGTGACCTTTTTAACCTGAAAATTTCGGGTATAGGTATAAAGCGTAAGCGCGGCCTGGCAGGAAAAGGGGCGCAGGGTAAACAAAAACGTCTCAAACTCTTCAAGAGACATGGGCTTATCAATTGCGCTTGCTAACATAGTAACAAAGTTTGTAAGCGAAACCTCACATTTAGCATAAGGCTTAGAATACCGATCAGGTTTATTATGGTTAAGTTTTAGCCGATCGCTGCCGTAATAAACAACGCCATCATCGGCGGCTATATCCTTGCAATAGTCCACAAAATTACGCGGATCGTCCGTCTCATACGTAAATTTAGTATGATCTTCCAATACGCGAACGTCTTTGCCTATAAAAATAGGCTTGCCGTCTTTAGCTTCAATTGTGATTTTTGTTTCTTTCGGTTCCATCGTTAGCTCAAATTCCTTTCTTTTGTTTTGAAATCTTCGGTTTCGTGGAAGAGACTTTCCTGCAACACACCAATATTATCCGGCGCGGTTGCACTGATCATTCCTTTATTAAACAGCGCCTCATAGCTGAGGGACTTGCGAGTTGGATCCGTACGGGAAAGAGTATAGCTCACACCGCCGATATCCTCATCTTTAGGCGGTGTAATTGTGATTTTTAACGTCAGTGTAACAGGCGCGTTTCGCGCACACGCCACACGTGCCGACTCCTCAAACTTATCCTGAACCTCACGGCCAAGTTTGCCATTGCCAACTTCGTAAAACGCCTGTTTGCGGTCTACAACTTTGTTAAACGGTTCCAATTTTTTTTATCCTTTCTATCAGTTAAAGTTTCTCTTAATCAATCCACCATCTATTTATATCCGTGCTACCAGAGCTTGACGCGGCAACCACCGGCTTAGTGCCAACTTTTTTCACCGGCGATTTTTTGCGTAAATCTACGTGGTAGCACGGAATTTTGGTTCCACAAACAGTACACCTCTGCGCCGTAATAACAATCCGTCCACGTTCATGTTTTTTAACGTCCTCAAAAAAAAATTCATCACATCCGCACTTTGGATTCGGACAGCTTGAGCGATAGCTCACAATCCGGCTGCCCACTTTTTTACTATAATGCCAAGTAACCGTATCAAAACCATAAGCACCGACCATAGCGCGAAGATTCCCGCAAAGTGAACTATCTTTTTACGCATCAGTCTGCGTATCCATAACGGTAAGCGGTTCTTTCTACGCATCAACATATAAGCCCCTGCACTCTGTTATGACATCTTCCCATACCCAATCGTCAGATATTTTACTGATATGCTCCCATAGATACAGGGGCACACCCTGTAAACGCTTCGCTATTTCGCAGATTATCACCCGATATGATGTGTCACAAAGCATGGCGGAAATATCATCACCATAGTGCCGATGTTCTGAGTAATGCAATTTACAGGTGACAGCATCCACTATCATCGAGCGAAACTTGATTACTGTTGAGAAATCAGTATGAGTCATTTTCACAGCCCTCTTTTTCGCGGATTACCACCGCGCTTAACGTCTCTTATTTTTTTGTGTTTTGGCGTTCTGTAATAGTAACCGTCGCTGCCGCAGAGTTTGACTTGCGATTTTACGACCTCTGCCGGAAATAGCTTGCTTTCTTCTTTGCTGCTCATTAAATTCTCCTTTTGTGTGCATAAGTCCACCGTCTGCCTTCCGGCATGAGGATAGGCAGGCCGCGGCTTAATAGTTCGCGTATCTTTTGTATGTCAAAACGCCAAACCCAGCCGAATTTTTGAGCGCCGATAATGCGCGTTCGGTTTTTTTGGATGTAACTCACAGAAAGCGACAATAGCCGGGCAAGCTCTTTTGAGTCGACCATGATTTTGTAGGTTTCTTTGGTTTGGGTGATCATCCCGCCATCTCCTCAACGTTTTGACGCAGACGGCGCATATCGCTCGCCCTGCGGCTTGTTGCGTATTCTACAGGCAGCGTCTTGGCATAGTGCAAACGTATAAGCTCAGCTTCTTCTTGACTTAACACGTGAACACGCCCCTCTGTTTTGTTTTTTTTATCTATCATTGTTCCCCCCCCCCAGTTTTTGTTAATTCCCTAATAGCCGCACTTTCAATCTCCTTATAGTCGTCTTCGGATACTTCGCCTGGACGTGCCGGCAACGACATCCAATGTGTAACCACCGCGTATTGATTGAAAGGCGCCTGACCGTATTTAGTTTTTACATCATCCTTGAACGGTATAGCTACCTCTATGGTGCCGTCCGATGAATATATCAGTACGGGCATATCCGTAGGAGGATCCGTAAAACGCACGCTGTTCCATCTTTTCATACCACAACCTCCTCAACTGGCTCCGTAAGAACCCTCTCAATCTCAACTAACTCACGTTTTTGTAAATCCCAGTACCCGTTAAAAAAACCGGCTACGCGCGGATACTTGATACCCGTACGCCGCGCGATTTCCGCCTTGCTCAAACCCGATTTCTTAAGTCGGTCTGAATAAATACGCCATTTGGGTGTAGTCATACTCACTCCATTTATTATATTAAGTAGATTTTACCACTTGTCTAATTAGTAGTAGTACAAGGGGTAGTGTTGCAATAATAAGCATTACAGTTATAAATATAGCATTGTTTAGCATGGCATAGCAAGTTATTTTTGCTATATTTTACTATTTTTTGCTAAAACTCGTGTAAGTTGTTGATTTGATTACATATATATTTTTAAAAAAAGGAGATTAGCAATGAATTTTTCTGCAATTTTGGACGAGATGCGAAAAAAACAAGGGTGGAACCAAACTGAATTGGCTAAGGAAATTGGAATTTCACAAAGAATGGTGTCGGCAATAGAAAATAAGGAATGTGTTCCATCATATAAAACCGCACTAAAAATTACAAGTCTAATGAAAAAATTAAGTATGCACCAATATGTTGATAACAACGATGAAGGCTACAGATATGACGTTGTTAAATTTGTTAAGGACGTTATTGATAGTGGAGAAGTTAGCAGATTAGAAGAAGACTTTGATTCTGATTTTTGGAATTATATAGACAACCGTAAAATAAATTATTCGGAAATAGAAAATCTAAAAAGATTATTATTATGTTATAAAATTGATGAATACAAATTTTTTTCTTACTGCGCAGTAAATCCCATATTAGTAACTGATGGCTATGGCGCAACAGAAATTCTAAATATAAAAATATATAGGGATATTCTGCGGATATTAGCAAGCGGTCAGGTTTACAATATATCAAGCAGTGACAGTCATGATGATATAGACAACTTGAAAAAGGAAATTAGCAAGCTTAAGGAAGAAAAGGAGACTCTTTATAATATAGTAAAATCACAGCAAAAAACAGTTGAAAACCAATCTGAAACAATCAAAAGTGATACGACAAGAGAAAGAAGTAATAATAATAACGATATTGGTGTTAATCTAAAAACGAAGACTGTAAAGAAATGATATTACTCCAAATTAATAGTAAGCATGGATTAACTTTTAATATAGAAACTGGCACAATAAAATTTAAATAACTTAGTAATTGGAGGTCAAATTATGTTTCGTGTAGTATTAATTGTGTTCATTGGATTACTTTCTTCTTGTGGAATACCAAAAACGGAACATGAAGAAATTTTAACACAGAATAGAAAACTTGCTGAAGAAATTAATGCTTTATCTGAAGATATTAAAAAATTAAATGTAGAAATTGAACAATATAAAAACAGTCCCGATAATCTTGTGGCGCTCATAAGGCAGTATTCGGATGGTGGAAACCTTGCAATGGCAAGGGAGAATATTAGAACACTTGCCAAATACCATCCACATAAATTAGAAGATGTTAGTGTGCACTCTCTAATATCCGTTGTTGAAAGAAAGGAAAGGGAAGAGTCCAAGCGCAAAGAAGCTGAGGAGAAAGAGCGTATTAGATTAGCTAATCTTAATAATACGGGTATGTGGCAATTAGGTGAATTTGTTGATGACTTTGGTAATAAGACTGGTAACAAATACATAATAAATAGAACAAAAATTCGCGGTACATTTAGCAATACCGCAACCCAAAATTCTCCATTAAATATAGATTTTGTGATAAAAGCTGACGAGATTAGTATTAAACTATATGAATATGCCGGCAATAACCCCGTTAAGGGAATATTTTCACCATGCAGATATACAGTACAAATACAAGATGATAATAACAAGCAGCACACATTTAAAGCCGAAAACTGGCTTGAAAGATTATCTTTTAACAGAACCGCAACAAGAGCAATTCATGGTATATTGTCAAACGGTGGAAATATAAAATTCGTAATAAGTAATGATAGAACCCCTACAACAGTATATAGGTTTAATATTGAAAAAGCAGATTGGTACGAAAATGCACTTAGGCAACTCACTGGGAAATAATTTAAGTAAAATAATGCTTTTTGCAATAATTTGTGATATAATTAGTATATATAATAATCGAAAGGAGAAGCAGCTATGTCTGACTCAGATTTTAACAAAAAGTATGAAGAGTACAAAAACGAGGCCGCAACTATACGGGCGAGAGAACAAACCGCAACCATGACAAGGCCGAATACTGCCATCACGCAAGACCCTAAAAAGTGGGCGATGGTATCAGACGAGGACGTTGATTTGTTTTGGGAGAACATGAAGTGTCTTACAATCTAACTCCCGAACAAATAGAAAAAATTGATAGCAGGTATGCTTCTGTAGTAAGCGCCTTTGAGCGTCTTAAAAGTGCCCCGCCCGCATTTAAAAATAATGCCGTAGTGATGCAGCCGGACTTGTTATATTGCGCTATAGCATCTTGGATTATTGACGAGGATCGTCACATCAATTTTCACAAGTGTGATGGATTGGAGAACCACAAATCGGCGTCTTATTTTACGTACTGGTTTGTGCGGCTAAAACCAATACAGATTTTTAACACAGGAGCGGTATCAGACCCAAGAGTAGTTTTAGTCAATGAAACATTCGCCCTATTTTATGCCTGTGGTATGTTGGATATCAAATATAGCGCAGTTGCGTCAAGTAGATTCTATAAAGAGTTTCTTTATATGTTGAGATACCGCAAATTCACTGCGGAGTCAATATTCCCAACAGTGCGGCTATTAGAGATGTCTGTAAAAAACATAGGTTTGCCAATGTACTAAATATATCATAGAAATCGAATTGATTTGGTAGTTTTGAAATTAATTTGACCGTTATGAGCTTTAAGCACACGGTTAGGAAAAAGTCGTCTAAATAGCAAAAATCCCACGCACAAGGTAACTATTGCAAATTTTGCAACAGTTCAAATATTTTAACAATATTTTTGCAAAACACAAAAAAATCTTGCGCATTGCAATAAAAAAATGTATATTACACTCAATATCGTAAACAACCATCATTTTCAAGGTTTTTTATTTTGAATAAGACAAATTTCAATTATTCCAAACTCCGCGGCAGAATCCGCGAAATTTATGGAACAGAAACCAAGCTTGCGGCAGATATGGGAATGGATAGGATGGCGCTTTCTGTCCGTCTCAACAACAAAAGAGAGTTTTCGCAAACAGAAATGCTAAAAATTTGTGACTTACTAAAAATTAATATAAATAATGTTGCTGATTATTTTTTGGCAGTAATAGAATAATTTGACTGTAAAAAGAAAGGTAATTTTATGAAAAAAACAGCTGTTTTCGTAATCGCATTAGGAATTACATTGTCTGTTTCTGCGCAAGATCAAAGACCGTACTGTAGTGCAACACATCCGGTGGAAGGGTTCAGGTGCGGAATACGTACGTCTGACGCAAGCGGTAAGTGTGGGTCGCATAAGATAGGGCGAGATAGCAGGGTGTACATTGATGATGACGGTAAACCAATCTCTATACCACTATCAATAAAATCCTGTGACGGCACATTTGTACGCCTATCTAAAACTATTCCACGTGACTTAATAATGTCATACCAATCTGCCGAATGTTATGTAGAAGAAGAACGCAAGTTAGCAGAGACATCTTTCAGACAACCTGATTTAACCAAATCAGCGCAAGTGTTTTCTGTATCATTATTTCAATTAGCGCTCGTAAAGGACAATTATGAGCTTATAATATTAAAAGACAGCAAGCCTGTTTATCGAAAAAAAAGTGGATTACCAAGCAATGCCACTGCGGACGGTTACAGCGCTGCATTTGTGTGGGTTGATAAAAATATAAAACTACCTATAGAAGTAGTGATTGTTGATATTTTCGATGGAAAGAGAGTTCTGCATTATCGAATTGATCCCGAAAATTTGACTGAATAGCATAAGAAAAGAGGATATAATGAGCCTTATTGACGTAGATTCAAAAATAATAGAAATACGCAATACTAAAGTTTTATTAGACCGAGACGTTGCGGAGCTGTATGGTGTTGAGACGAAAGACGTTAATCGGGCTGTTAAAAACAACCCCGATAAGTTCCCGTCAGGATATATTATCACCTTAAAAAACAATGAGTCGCAGGATTTGCGGTTAAAAAATTTCACCGCAAATGTAAAGCAAAATAATATGTCCCGTGTTCCGCCCAAAGCGTTCACTGAAAAAGGCTTGTATATGCTTGCCACGATACTCAAAAGCCCGCAAGCAACAGAAACTACTCTTGCAATAATCGAAACATTCGCAAAAATCAGGGAATTGACGCGCACTGTTGGTGCACTGGCAAAAACTACAACAAAAGAGGAGAAAGAGCCTCTCATGCAAAGAAGCGGAGAAATAATATCTGATGTTTTGGGTGACGCCCTGAATGTTTCCGAAACAGAGACAACCTTTGAAATAAATTTAGCTGTCATGAGCTTTAAACATACAGTAAGAAAAAAGCCATCTTAGGGCAAGGGTAAAATGAAACTCCCGAACGGATTTGGAACGGTTGTAAAATTATCAGGAAACCGACGCAATCCTTTTGTTGCCCGAAAAACGACTGGATGGAACGAAAAGGGACATCCGGTTTATCAGGCTATTGGATATTATCCCACCAAAGAAGCCGGCCTTATTGCGCTTGGGAAATTTAATGAATCGCCGTGGGATGTCAAAAATGAGAAAATTACTCTTGAGGAATTATTTCAACTATGGCTTGAGAAAAAAGCTCATAAATTGAGTAAGGGCAACGTACAATGTTTGAAATATGCGTTCTCCAATCATTGTAAAATTTTGAACAATGTAAAGTATAGGGAAATTAAATCGTACCATATGCAGGATGTGGTTGATAACTGCGGCTGCGGACATTCTATTCAGGTGCAAATCAAAAATGTGTTTTACCACCTTGATCGTTTCGCTCTTGAATTAGAAATAATCGAACGTCAGTTTTCAGGCTTGGTCACAGTCGCCCCCACGCCTGAAAGTAATAAAAAGCCATTCACCATTGATGAAGTAAGTGCGCTATGGGATCGCTCTTGTGAGCCGTGGATTGATTCGGTTCTAATTCTGCTTTATTCAGGATGGCGAATATCTGAACTATTAGGGTTGCGCTGCGCAGATGTTGATCTCGCAACTGGAACAATGCGCGGCGGCGTTAAGACAAAGGCGGGAAAAAACAGAATCGTACCTATTCACTCAAAAATTTTTCCGCTCGTTAAGGAACGGTATGATTTCGGCGGTGAACATTTAATTTCCGTCAATCGCAAATTACCAATTCATGGCGTCACATATCGTGCGCATTGGAGAAAAATTATGGCTGATTTTGACTACAAACACATCCCTCATGAGGCACGACATACATTTCGTTCCCGTTTGGATTCTGCCGGTGCAAATAAGGTTTGTATTGACCTTTTGATGGGTCACAAATCGGCAGATATTGGGGAAAGAATTTACACACATAAAACTATCGAAGAGCTAAAAAATACCGTTGAACTAATAACAGATTAGTAACAAAATAGCGGTTTTTGATGTGGTTTGGGCGTTTATGTAAGAATATACGTTTTCAACACCATAAAGGGCAATTTACCTTGATTTTTTTGTTTAAGCAGATGTGAAACAAACGGAACTCCGTCCCCAAATTGATTCGTCAACTAATCAATCCGAACGTTTTGAGGACGGATAATGTTTTCGGTACCCACACCCACACCGAATTGTTTTAATGTATTATTTAAATTATTTTAGAAGAT